TATTTGATACTACTGCTAACAAGATGAAAGTCTATGATGGCTCATCTTGGGGTGAAGTTACATCAACTGGAGACTTTAAGTATCTAGTGATGACTAATCCTGGTACAACTGATGCTGCTACACTTACTAACTCAACATTTGATTTAAAAGAAACCAGTACATCTGGTAGTGCAGCTAGTGTAACAAGTGCAGCACAACTTATTGTTAGTGTTAATGGTGTTATACAGAAAGCTAATACTGGAACAAGTGCTCCAGCTGAAGGTTTCGCATTATCTGATGCTGATACTATTGTATTCAGTGCGGCTCCAGGAGCTGGTGCTAGTATATTTATTGTACAAATAGGTACAGCTGTAAGTATTCCTACACCAGGAGATGGTACAGTAAGTGCAGCTAAGATAGTAAGTGGAGCAGTAACAACAGCTAAGATAGCTGACGGTGCTGTTACAACAGCTAAATTAGGTGCTGATGCTGTAACAGGAGCTAAAATAGCAGATGATGCTATCGACTCAGAACACTATACAGATGGAAGTGTAGATCACGCTCACTTAGCAGCTGATTGCGTAGATGGTGACAACATTCAAGACGATGTTATTAACTCTGAACATATAGCAGCTGGTGCAGTTGATTTAGAACATATGTCTTCTCAATCCGTTGATGAAGATAATTTATATATTTCTAATGCTGGGTCTAACGGACAAGTACTGACAAAACAATCTGGTGATTCAGGTGGTTTAACTTGGGCTGATGCATCTGGAGGCGGAGCAGTTGGTGGTGGTACTGATAAAATCTTTATGGAGAATGGTCAGACAGTTACTACTAACTATACTATAGGTACTGAATTTGGTGCAGCATGTA